TACGCGGTATGGACAGCACCGCCCCAATTGACGCCGGTCAGATAGGCAACAGCCGATGTGCGCATACGCTTCCAGCCGATGCCATGTTCCGCACGAAACGCGACCGAGTTGGTTTGCCACATACTGACCAGTGACGTCGCGGTCGGTGTCGCCGAGCTGTTGGTCGGCGCGTCATCCATCTGCAACGACACCTGATCCGATGCGTCGATCTGGATGCCGTCATCCTGCGCCAGGAAGATATCCCTGGCATTGCACAGCACCACGATATTTGTGACGAAGTCACTCACGATCACCGGCATCATGTACAGCGTGCCGCCAGTAAAGTCGCTCATGGTCGGGAATGACGGCTGGCCCAGTGGGTTAACCATGGTCCCGAGCGCTCCCGCATTGATCGAATTCATGATCCAGACGCCGGTGGTAGGTGGGTTGTTGGCGCCGGTGAACTTCGCCATCAGGCTGCGCACATCCATGATTACCGAGGCGGTGTCAGTGCCGCTTGATGCGATCGTTGATGCGCCGTTGGTGATGCTGGCAGGTTTGATGTTGGCGGTGCCGGCATTGGCTGGCAGGATGAACGCCGTATCCTGTTCGGCGCTGACCACCGCAGCCAGTTGATTGCGCACGATCGCATCCGATTTCGGCGACGAATCACGAATATTCTCCATCGACAGCACGCAAATGCTGGCGAGTTTGGTCGGCAGTATCTTGTCACGCTGGAAGTTGAACGAGGTTACAGGTTTTGCGGCGCCCTCGCCGACCCAGTATGCCGACCCACCCGCAGTCTGCGAGATCAGCGGTTGTCGCCATCCGATCGGATTGAGCGCAGGCACGTTACCTTCTCCGAAACGGCCAAGAATGGTTCGCGGCCGCAAATACTCCAGGAACCCGGCTTCACCGCCAGCCTCGATCGCCACCAGATTGGAAGCCCAGTTCGGCGAGATCGACGTTCCGCCCGGCACCGCCGCCTTGAAGTAATGTGCCACTTCACTATCGCTGCCGTACATCGATTCCGCGATCTGGTCCTCGCGATAGCGGGTCTTTTGCGCCAGCACCGCGACCTTGACGCGCCGCGTGAACTCGATGCCTTGCTCGAGCTTCGGTGGTGTCTTGACGATGATCGAGTTGTGCACCGGGATGCTGCCGCCATCGCTCGATGTGGTGACGGCCCGTACCGGAGCCGCGCCGGCCGCCTTGATCGATTCCATCCGGCGAAGATCCTTAAGCTCCTCGTCAATAGTTTCGATGTCGCGCGACAGCGTGTCGAACTCATCGCGCTCCGCCTCGTTCTTCGAGCGGCTTTCGCCGATCGCCGCCTCTTGGATTTCCTCCATCCGCGCCGTCTTGCTGACGCGCTGGGTCTCAAATGCGCCGATCTGCTCGGCAATGGTCCGTTGCATGTTGTAGCCCTCCGGGCTTGCACGTTTACGCAATGCCGAACCGCCGGCCGGGTTTGAATCGACACTGATCGGCTTGCGGCCGAGCGCGGCCCGCTGATCAGCATCGATTGATTTCACAGTCGCGATGGTGCATTCGGCATTCGCCGGAATCGTCACCGCGCTGAGCTCCAAAAAATCCCATTTGGTAAATCGCACGCCGCCGGTGCCCTTGATGGCTTCCTTCTCAATCGGGTTGAACCCGATCGAGAGCCCGGTGACTAGTCCCGCCTTGATCAGCGACCAGGCGCGATCGATTTCCTCCCCGACGCCCTTGGCAATGTGGGCGATGATCTCGATGCCCGATTTGGTGATCTTGGCGGTCGTGACATGGCCGATCGGCTGGTGCGAATCGTGCTGCCACAGGAATGGGATCGGCAATTTGAATTGCGCGCCGTCCGGCTCGACCACGTCGGCGAGGCGATCCGGCGTCGGCGTCGTCGCCGTGCCGGTGATGGTGCGCGCGTCTTCGTCCACCCGCTTGATGGCGAGCAGGGAATAGGCTCGGTTCAGCATGGAGGACCTTCAGGGTTTTTCGCTGAGAATATACCAAAGACGATTGATCGCTTTTCGTCGCTCGTCCGCGTCATGTCACCAGCAGATCGTGCGCAGGCACAAACTTATTCCCTTCCCAATGACCGGCATGCTTGCGCTGGTCTCCTACGGCGTACTTCGATTCGGTGCTAAAGGTTGGATGATTGGGCTTCTTATAAGTATCTTCCCAGTGACCCATTGAATCTTTGGTGCTGCCGTTCTTGTACGCGCCTCTCAAATCGTAATCATAGCCACTGTCATTGGGCGCGTTATGTGCTTTCCATTTCTGGAATTCTTTTTCTTCGTCGTCGCTCAAAAGAGTGTCAAACATCATCGGCCCTTCAGGCGAAAAACAACCTCACTTCCGGCTTCTTCACCGGCACCGGATTGAGCGCCAGCAACGCCGCGGCATTGAATGTCGCCATCAGCGGGTCAATCTTGCCGAAGCCTGAGTCATCGCGCGCGATCCGCATCCCGGTCGGCGTCGGCACGATCCGCGCATTGCCGGCGCACCAAGCCATCAGTGCCGAGCCGTTATGCTTGAACGAGCCGTCCACCAGCTTGCGCTCGACCGTCTTGATGGCGCCCATCAGCGAGATGCCCTGTCGCACACCGGCCAGCAAATTGTTCTCCTGCGTGACGCCGATCCTGGCCAGCGCATCGACGATGCCGCCAATGCCGATGGCGTCGACCCCGACGCCTGCGAGCTTCTTGGTCGCCTTCACTCGCTCAACCACGTCGACCACGAACGAGATATCATCCGGCAATTCCGCAACCACCGTCAGGTCGCCGTCCGCCTGAAACCGCTCGTAGAACCCTAGATTGGCCTTGCGCCGTTCCAGCCCCTCCGGCGCGATCAGCGCATGCGTCCAGCAAAGATGCGTCTTGGTATCTTTCTCCCGACCGAGCACCGCAATACCGAGCAGATCGTCGAGCCCGCCGCCATCGATCCCGACGACCACCGCTTCCGACCGCGTCAGCACATCATCCAGCGTCAGCCCGGCCTCGACACCGCGGTTCCAGTAGTTGGCGCCGGCCCAGCCATCGGCCCTCAAACTCATGCCGATTTGCACGTTGAAATGCTGGCTCGCAATAAGCGCCACCGCCGCCGGCCCGTCGGCCTCGGCCCGCATCACCTCACGCGCCAGAAAGTCGGCGTTGGTCGACCGCCCGAGGTTCGGATTGACCAGCGGCCACAGCTCCGGATTCTTCCAACCGTCGTCGCGCGCCAGCCGCTCCGGCAATTCATACAGCACCGGCAACAGCGGCATCCGCATCTTGCCGTCGCGCACGCTGCGCGCCATCGCCAGCTCGGAGGCAAACACACCAACCGGCGGCTGCTTCGATTGCGTTGTGGTTTGAAAAAGGAATCCGTCCGGCCTTTTCGTTAGTGCGCCGCGCAGCTCGATGAAAATCTCGGCGGCCGACCCCTTTTTTGCAAAAACATGCGTCTCGTCGATCATGGTTCCGAGCGCCAGACTGCCCGTAATAATGTCGGTGTCCGCCGCCTTAATCTGCAATGTCGCGCCGCTGATCCTGTGCGTGATCTTCTTCAGATTGTCCTGCACATGGAACAGATCACTCAGCGCCTTGTCGAGCCGGATGGTCCCCTTCGCCTGCTTGTACGCAATGCCGGCAATCTCCATGGTCGGCGCCACGAATAGAAACCCTGCTTCAGGACGCCGGTTGACGATCATCGCCGTCAACATCACCATGCCGCCATTGCTACTCTTGCTGTTGCCTTTCGGAATTAGCTGGAACACCTCGGAAATATGCCGGACATTGGTCGTCGGGTCCAAACTGCCGAATAGCGCCTCCACGATCGGGAAAAACCATGGCCCGCAGGCTTCCGCCATGGTCGGCGTTCCAATGACGTCCGGCAGCTTCAGCCGCTTGAACACCCGCAGCGCCTTCGCTGCCTCGCCCTCGAATAACGGCAAGTCCGGTACCAGCGAGCGGCCCGAAAGAATCCGCTCTTCCCAGTCCCGGCAACTCGTGTCCCAAGACTGCGTCAGCATCACTGCGCCCGGTTCTCAAACTCCAAATCAACCGCCCACGGTGTGCCAATGCCGGCCACCGTTGCCGCCTCAGTCTCCTGGTCTTTCTTGCCGAGTCGCTGGTCAGCCATCTTGGGGTGACAATAGGGTGCCGCCGCCATCGCCATCCGGTCACGCCGGTTCCGATCGGCATACGGATCGTTCATCACCGCCAGCATATATTCCAAAGGTTGCATATTTTT